CGGCGTCGGTATCTTGGAATAGGGTAGACCCTTTTAACGCTCTAGGATCTCCTGTAACCAGTTTTGCAACAAAATCTTGAGTGAAACTATAATCACCATCAGAGGGTTTCAGAAGGAAGTCTGATGGTTTGATAATGTTGACTTCAGAACCGAACAAAACCTTGAACAGGATTTTATATGCTTCCTCTGTTCCCTTTGTTCTGTAAAAATCTTTAATCTGTCTGATGAATTGAACTTCATCAATAGAACCATCTAAAGTTCTGTTCTGGAACCCGTTCGCAAAGGTTGTCTTCAGTTTATTGAAGAATTCTTGTATGAACAGGTTGGACAGGTTGAAAACCTTTGTACCACCAGTATGTGCAGCACCAACAGTGCTCTGGAAAGACACCAAATCTGGTCTAGTAGCTCTATCAAGAGAATCTACACCACTAAATCCACGAATACACCCAGTAAACGAAGTTGTACCGATTCCAGTGTATGTAATGATTTCATCATCAATTTTTAAGAGACCATATTTGTCTGGCCAACCTTTTGTGGTCTCAACAAAGATGGTATCGGAATATGATTGTATGTCTGTAGATAATCCAGTACAAACGGTAAGAGCTGCACCGACAAAAGTCTGTAATTTGTTATATCTGTCAAGATTTTCCGCTACATCAACAGGACCACCTTGATATTCCTGTGAAATGTAGTATTGTTTCATGAAGTCCACAAAAAGTGGACTTTCTGCTTGAACAAACTCTGGTAATTGGTTTTCAATTACCTGACTGATTTTGACTCTCTGACGGCTGGTGTCGATCATTTATATTTTTCCGCTATTAGTATCCTGAGGATGTGCTGGTGGAACTGGTGGAAGAAGTTGTAGGTGTGGCTGTGGTAGTGCCACTTAAGGTGTACGAACTCGAACTTGTGCTAGATGCAGAAGACGAAACGGTTGTCAAAGCCGATGTCGCAATTGGAGAATTAGACTTTCTGATATAAGTTGGTACATTATAACTAGACTCTCTTGTGAATCTGGAACCAGAGGTGTTTTCGCCAGAAGAAATGATGTCTTGAACCATCGTGATC